ACGGCCACATCCGATGAGCATTTCGACCTATGCCGAGCTCAAGACGGCGGTGGAGGCCTGGGCGACCTACACGGACATCACGTCCGTCGTTCCCGACTTCATCGCCTATGCTCACCAGGAGATCGCGCGGGGCCTGCGCGCCAACGTGCTCCTGGCGACGGCCGACATCACGGTCAATGCCGAGTACGTGAGCCCGCCGACCGGCTTCCTGGCGTTCAAGCGCCTGTATCTAGACACCAGCCCGCGAACCTTCATCGCCACGATCAGCGCCGAAGCGGCGTCGGACATGATGGCGAAGAACGGAACCGACACCTACCCGACCAGCGTCGCGGTTGAGGGATCTCAGCTTCATTTCGCGCCGGCCTTCAGCGGGTCGGCCACGGGTAAGGCGCTCTACTACAAGACCCCGACCGTCCTGTCGGCTGATGGCGACACGAACGTCGTCCTGACGAAGTACCCCTACCTCTACCTCTGGGGCGCCCTGGAAGCCGTCTACCTGTTCAAGGAAGACGACAACATGGCCGACCGTTGGGGAAGTCGTTTCCGGTCCCTGATGGCAGACATCAACGGCATGGAAGCCCGCGATCTCACTTCAGGGCCGCAGAACATGACCGTGGCGCCTGGGTCCATCGTCTGATGGCCGCGCCTCCGTTCCAGGGGTCAGCGCAGCTTCTGGAGTACCTGACCGGCCTCGAGGCTCGGGTCTCGATCCTCGAAGAGCCTGCCTCTCCAAAGCCGGTCTACGCCTGTCTGCAAGCCAATCTCCCGACCGCGGCGGATTTCATCAACTGCGTCGTCTACGTCACGGACCTCAAGCGCCTCGCCCATTCGGACGGTACGAATTGGAAGCGGGCGGACACTGGAGCTAACCTCTAATGCCCTCCAGCTACACCGCAGAACTCGGCGTCGAGCAGCAGGCCGCAGGCGAGGGCCTGAACGCCTGGGGCGATCCGAAGCTCAACAACGCCCTCATGCGCCTGTCCAAGGGCATCGCGGGCTATGTCGCCATCGCCCTGACGGGAGATCGGACGCTCACGACCTCGACAAGCTCCACCACGGCGGCGGACTTCGAGGCCTATCAGGCCATGCTGAAGTTCACCGGGACGCTCTCTTCGGCGCCCACGGTGACGATCCCGAGCAAGGCCAAGCAGTATCTGGTCTGGAACGCGACCAACGTCGCTGTGACCATGACCACGGGGGCCGGGGCGACTGTTGCGGTTCCCCCGACCGGCAAGGTGGTCGTCTTCTGCGACGCCTCTGGGGTATATGAGGCGGGCTATTCCGGCCACGGGCTGAAGGACTACATCGACCAGGCGGTGCTTGGCGCGACGGGCTCTCTGCCGGCCATCGTGGGGAACACGGGCAAGGTCGTCTACTGCGACGGCACGTCGTGGCTTCCGCATCTGCTGGTCATGGCGGATATCTCCGACCTATCGCTGGCGACCGCGGCCGACGTGCGGACCGGAACAAGCACGACCAAGCCAACCACGCCCGGCGCGCTGCGTGACGCCCAGGCCTCGCAGACGCTGACCGACGCCTCAACCGTGGCCTGGAACGTCTCCAGCGGCGCTGCGGCTGAGCTGACCATGACGTCGGGCGTCGGGTCCTCCCGCACCCTGGGGGCGCCCTCGGGCTGTAAGGTCGGCGATGACATCCTGGTCCGCGTCCTTCAGCCTCCGAGCGGCGGAACCTACACCTACCAACTCGCCTATAACGCCGCTTGGCAATGGGGCGACAACGGGACCCCTATAGCGACGACCGGCGCGGCTGGAGCCTGGTGCATCGTCTCTGGCCGGGTCGTGGCTATCGACGGATCGGGCAACGCCACGAAGATCGCCGCCAGCTTCTGGGGTGGCGGTTCGTGACCTATTTCGGGAACCGGGGGCTTTGGCGCCAGGCCAGCTTTCGGCCTGAGACGAAGGCGCTCATTGCGCGCATGTCGCCGACGCCCTCGCGGGCTCGCCAGATCGTCATCAATCGGCTGATCACGTCGCTGATCCGCGATGGGGTCTGGACTAAGCTTTCCATGCTCAAGGTTCAAGCTGCGCACTCTTCGCAAGCGGCATTGCTGAATTGGGTTTCTACCTCTTACCCGTCATCTACGGTCAACAGCCCAACCTTCACCACAGATCGCGGATACGCTGGCGATGGCGTTTCGAGCTATGTCGCGTCTGGGTATGTCCCTAGCGCTGACTCAAACTGGACCTCTACGGATCACTCTTTTGGGCGCGTTCTAAATACGTTCGCTGGCGGCTATGATTTTGGCCTTTTTGATAACGGGGCCTCAAAATATGCTTATGTAAACACAAGCGGTTCAGGCACGTTTGTTACAGTCGGAGATTCCGGCTCTACCGGAACTACACAAACAATTTCTGGACAAACGCACGTCACAGTGTCTCGCGTTTCTAATTCTGGTTATGTATTGTATTCAAATGGAGCGTTTCTTGCGACAGAAACCGCTTCTGGAAGCTCGGCCTCATCTATAGAAATGCGGATTGGCAGCGTTGAGGTCACTTTCGGTGGTCCGAGCGCATATTCTGCGTCTAGGGTCAGCGCAGTTTATGTAGGAAAAGGGCTGACGTCTGGAGAGGCGCTTGCGCTTTACACGGCCCTTCAGAACTACATGACGGGGGTGGGGGCCTGATGCGGATAGCGCTTGAGATCCCGCCCGGCATCATCGGGGATGACACGACCTATGCCGCGCCGGGCCGCTGGGGTGACTGCGACGGCGTGCGGTTCCGGGGCTCGAAGCCTGAGACGGTCGGGGGCTGGGAGCTCGTCACAGACGACCTTCTAACCGGCGTCTGCCGCTCGGTTCTGGCCTGGACGGACAACACCAACAACGCCCTGCACCTAGCGTTCGGGACCAACGAGGCCCTGCAACTCTGGACCGGTGGGCAACTCTACGACATCACCCCCACGGCAGACTTCACGCTTGGCGCTGAGAACGGGACCGGATCGGTCGGGTGGAGTACGGGCGCCTATGGGGTAGGGACCTACTCGACCCCCTCGGCGAGCGACTATTTCCCCCTGACGTGGAGCCTTGCGGCCTGGGGTCAGAAGCTGCTCGGCAATCCACGCGGGCAGACGATTTTCGAGTGGTCTAACAACACCGCCGTAGAGGCTGCGGCGATCTCAAGCGCCCCCGACAACGTGACCTACATGCTCGTTGCGCCGACCCGCCAGGTGTTCGCGCTCGGGTGTAACGAAGAGGGCTCGGGAACCTTCAACCCGGTCTGCATCCGGCATTCGTCGGTAGGCGATAACACCGATTGGACCACGACCTCATCGTCGGCCTCGACGGCGCGGGAGTACATCCTGCCAGGCGGTGGGCGGATCGTTTCCGGTCGGATGGTGGGACGTTCTCTGTTGGTCTGGACCAATCAGAGCCTGTTCCTGGGGACCTACTACGGTCAAATCGGCAAGGTCTGGGGCTTCGAGCGGGTCGGCGACAAGTGCGGTCTGATCGGCCCCAACGCCGTCGCGGTGTTCGGCTCTACGGCCTACTGGATCGGGCCTGATCGGCAGTTTCGGGTCTACTCCCTGGGCGGGACGGTGGATATCATCCCTTGCCCGGTGCGCACGGAGTTTTCGGAATACCTCTCGGCCGCGCAGAGCGACAAGATCGTCGGCTCGACTATCTCCGAATATGCCGAGGTGCGCTTCGACTACCCCGACAGCCGAGACGGCTTCGAGAACAGCCGCTACGTCTCCCTCTGCGTCACCGGTCCCGATGCTGGGGCATGGTACAAGGGCCAGATCGAGCGCTCCGCCATGGTGGACGCCGGGCCGAGCTCCTACCCCTGCGGCGTGAGCCCGAGCGGGTCGATCTATTGGCACGAGAAGGGCGCCGCGGACGGAGACAACGCGCGGTCCTGCTTCATCGAAACGTCCGACATCGAGCTCGACGACCAGAACACGGTCCTCGCCCGAACCTGCTGGCCCGACCTGAAGGACCAGGAGGGGCCGGTCTGGATGACCGTCATCACCCGGAACGATCCCGAGGGCGACGAGACGACGTTTGGACCCTATGCCATCGCGCCCAGCCAAGACAGGGTCGATTTCAAGATCCCTGGGCGTCTGTTCCGCATTCGCTTCGCCGCCAACTCCCTGCCGGCCCGCTTTCGGATCGGGCGCCCCGTCTTCGACGTAAAGTCCCGTGGTCGAAAGTGAGTGGGTCCGGTGTCGCGCCTGGCTGATCCCGGCCATGGAAGACACCACGGAGCCCGACGTTCTGCTCAACCTCCGCAGCGGTCACGCCCAACTGTGGCCTGGAGAGCGGTCCGCGTTCGTCACTCAGTGCGTTATCGACCCCAAGCGAATGCACGTCTGGTTGGCTGGCGGGGACATGCGGGAACTTCTGTCGATGATCCCCGGCATGGCGGCCTGGGGGCGGTCCATGGGCTGCGAGTGGGCGTCTGTGAACGGCCGGCGCGGTTGGGCGCGCATCCTGAAGCGCTTTGGGTTCGAGGAACGTGATGATGGC